ATTACTTACGACAATCGATGCTGACACTGGTAATATAGCAACAAGCGCCGCTGCTTGCGCTACAGACTTGGCGGCAATCGAAGTCTTACTTGGTGCCGCAAATACCGACCACGCAGCAAACGAAGCATTACTTACGACAATCGATGCTGACACTGGTAATATAGCAACAAGCGCCGCTGCTTGCGCTACAGACTTGGCGGCAATCGAAGTCTTACTTGGTGCCATTGACCAAAAATTAGGAGATATTGAAACCGCAGTTCAGGTTTTATCAACACAAACAACAAAAGTATCGACACAAATGCTATATGGTTCTAATAATGAAGTAAATAATGGAACGCCCGAAAGTTCTTCTAATAGTATTGAATTAAAAAATAACGGTAGTGACTATATAGTAATATCAATTGTAGCAGAGAATACAAGTTGGAATGGTTTTTTTGAATGGAGTGTTGATAATACGAATTGGGTAGATGATGAACTTATGTTTAATGGTGGTAGCGCTGGTCACCATATAAATAACTATTTCAAAAAAGGAAAATATGTAAGAGTTAGAATAATAAATAATTATGGTGCAGCACCACAAGCAAATGTTTTTACAGTTCATATAACTCAATAAATTATGTACTCTATCAAATATGTATTCGTATGTTTGTAATGGAAAATTAATTGATGAATATTTACAAATGATTTTAATTTACTGATTTTTAATATAAATTAATAATATGAATATTATTGATTTACCAATTACTATATTAGATAACATTATTGGTAACATTAATGATACCGAAACATATTCAAATATAAGACTCACATGTACATCGTTTTATTATTTATTGCGAGAAATTAAACGCTATTATAAAAATAAAGCATTAAAGGAATTATTTATATTTAAAAATGGTATTCTTCATGGATATCATATTAAATGGTATGTCAATTTAAGAATAATGTCAATGGCATTTTACATTAATTCTAAAAAGGAAAATGAATATACTGAATATTATTCAAGTGGAAATCTAAAATTAGTAAAAAATTATTATAATGGTCTTTTACATGGTGAAGAAAAAGAATATTCAAATTACGAACAAGCATTGTTAAGAAAATGTGAATATGATCATAATATTAAGATCAATACTGAACATATATACAACAAATATGGTGAAATCGTATTTGAAAAAAAATATTTAAGCGATTCAATAGTAACTATAAAATATTACACAAAATTAAAACATATAACCGGCACATTTATTAATGGTATACTACATGGTAAACATATCACAGAGTATTTTTATGAAAACAATGTTATTTTAAACTACAACAAAATCATCAAAACCTATGACTATGGAGAACTAACTTCTGTTACTAAATATAAATTTAATCATTTAATCGAAAAAATAAATATTAAAAATGGGAAAAAAAATGATTGGGCATTTAAATGGGATGATAACCACCATTTAAAATCATTATGTTATTACAAAGACAATAAATATAATGGTAAACTAAAATTATGGAATAAAAATAGCGTGGAATCATTGGATTTAATACAAAATATTCCATCTGGATTTTATAAATCAAAATCCCAATTTATCAACAAAACCATACCATATTCAAATAATACTATTAATGGCTATGTTTTAGAAAGTATACACACAATCAACATAAAATACTTAATAAAATTTAAGCATGGTTTTTTTGACCATATAGTAAAAAAATCAACATCAAATTATCATATAGAAATATTTTTAGATAATGATTATTTTAGTTACACCAAATATAATTCAAATCATCAAAAATGTTATGATTTAAAACTAATCCAAAATTATATTACCTTTTCAGCATACAATATTTACAACGAAAAAATATATGATTGTTCAAAAATATTGTACGATTTCACCCCTGAAACTTATATTTAATTATTAAATAATATAAAGAATTATCTAGATAAATATATAGACTTAATGACTTTAATTGATGACTATCTTGGGGAACAAGATAAATATACACAAAAGTATGGTGAACACACAATTGTGTTAATGCAAGTCGGACATTTCTATGAATGTTATGGTGTAGACAATGAAACCGAAAAATCAAACAGTGATAATTTGTACACTTTATCTAATATATTGGATATTCAATTAACGCGAAAAAATAAAAACATTAAGGAAAATTCTAGAAAAAATCCACTCATGATTGGTGTCAATATTTTTTCAGTAGATAAATATATTCAACTCCTTATAAACAACAATTATACGAGTGTATTGATAGAACAAACGAGTGAACCTCCATTTGTTGAAAGAAAGGTAACTAATATATACAGTCCTGGAACAAATGTTAAGTATAATTTGAAAGGTGATACTAATAATTTGATGTGTATTTATGTTGAAAACTCGAAACCACTTAATTATTCCAAAAAAATTATGTGTATTGGGGTTTCTGTAATAGATTTATCGACAGGGAAAAATAGTGTTCACGAAATATTTTCAAAACAAAATGATATTAATTATGGGCTTGATGAAATATTTAGATATGTTCAAACATACGATCCAAAAGAAATAGTCTTTATTAAAAAAAACATAGAGTATTCAAACGATTTTTTAACCAATTATTTGGATTTTTCGCAAAGAGTTGTTCATTTCAAAGAGGCTGGAAAAGACATTGATTCATGCTATTTTGATCTTCACTATCAATCAGCCTTACTAGAAAAAATATTTAAAAATCCTGGATTACTATCTATTATAGAATATTTAGATTTAGAAACGCGACCATTTGGATTAATTAGTTATATATTAGTATTAGATTTTGCCTACGAACATAGTTCAACGATTGTATCAAAAATAAGCAAACCTGACATAAAGCATACTAAAAAATATATGAGTTTAACAAACAATACTATTAATCAACTAAATTTAATACACCACCATTCTCAAGGTATTGTTTCAAATAAATTCAATTCATTGTTTTCTGTTGTTAATAATACAAGTACCCCAATTGGTAAAAGGTTATTACGAGATAAATTGTTAAATCCAGTTATAGATCCAATATATTTGAATAGTCAATACGATTATATTGAATCTATGATGAAACCTAACAATTGTTCTTATAAATTATATGAAAAATGTTTAATAAAAATTCACGACCTTGAAAGGATACATCGAAAAATAGCATTACAAATTCTTCAGCCTTCGGATTTTACTGGTATTGATTTTTCATATGAACACATTAACAAAATGCTATCTATTGAAAATGATTGTCTAAATACTCTTAGACCATCAAAGGAGGCTATCGTAAAATTCAATGATTTCATTAAAACATATACTTCCGATTTTAACATGAATGAGATTGTTAAATTCCATATTGATAAAATAACGACTTCTTTTTTTAATAAAGGTGTTGTGGCGGAGATTGACGAGGTTCAAACAAAAATAGACAATTGTCATTTTATATACAATAAATTGATTAGTAAATTATCGCATTATATAGATGTTACTAAAGGTAATATGTTAAAATTAGATAGTAATGATCGTGATGGCTATTATATAGCACTAACATCAAAACGAAGCGAATCACTAAAAAAGGAATTAAAAAAACAGAAATACCCAATACTAAACATAAAATTCTCTAATAAACATATTGAGTTTGACACATCTAATCTAGAATATAAAGTGGCAACAAAGCCAAATGTCAAAATTATGAATGATTATTTGAAAAATCTATCGCACAAATTAAAGCACTATGAAATGTCCCTTCATACACTATGTAAAAACAAATTTTTAGAACGTCTTGAATATTACGATTCTGAATATGGCGAAACCTTAAAAATAATAACCCATTATGTATCTGAAATAGATTGTATTAAAAGTAATGCTAAAACAGCATCAATGTATGGCTATGTCCGTCCAAATATAGATTCGTCCCATGAACATAGTTTTATAAACACACAAGAAATACGGCATCCAATTATAGAACGAATCAATACAGAAACAAATTATGTACCAAATGATGTTACGATTGGAGTAAATAATGATATTACTGGGATGCTTCTTTTTGGAACTAATGCGTCTGGAAAAAGCAGTTTGATGAAGGCTATTGGACTAAATATTATAATGGCGCAAGCAGGATTTTTTGTAGCAGCAAAGGAATTTTGTTTTTCTCCATATGAATATTTGTTTACACGCATTAACAATAATGATAATATATTTAAAGGAGAATCATCATTTGCAGTGGAAATGGGAGAATTACGAAGCATTTTGAAAAGAGCCAACAATAAAAGTTTGATATTAGGTGATGAACTATGTTCTGGGACTGAAAATATTTCGGCATTGGCTATTTTTTCTTCAAGTGTTATTAAATTGGATGAAAGAAAAAGTAATTTTGTGTTTGCTACACATTTACATGATCTGTGTAAAATCCCACAAATAAACACGTTAGAATCTATTAAAATGTTTCATCTAAAAGTATTATTCAATGAAGAAACTGGGGAATTAATGTATGATAGAAAATTGGAACCTGGAAATGGCCCAACAATATATGGACTTGAAGTGTGTAGGGCTATGGATATGGATAATGATTTCCTTAAATTATCGGAACAAATTCGGAAACAAATATTGGGAAAATCCGATACATTGATTGAACAAAAGAAATCGAATTATAATGCCCAAGTGTATGTTGATGATTGTGCCGTATGTGCCGAAAAAGCCGAAGATGTACACCACATTAAATTCCAATGTACAGCATCTCCTAATAATATAATTGATTCTCATATTGTAAAAGATGTTAAATCTAATTTAGTTCCATTGTGTAAAAAGTGTCATAATGCGGTTCATAATGGTAATCTTATAATACGTGGCTACATCAAAACAAGTAATGGTGTCCAACTTGATTTTGAACACATTTCGCAAAGTAAATTAATGGAAAAACGGAATAACAATAAAAAAATAGATCCAAATCAAGTCATGATTATAACTAATTTGAAGCGCAACAACTCAAAAATAACGACAAAAAATGCGTTAGCATTTTTAGAGAAAAATCATAATATTAAACTATCGAGTTCAACCTATAGTAAAATTATTAAAGGCACATACTAACATTCTACCATTCTTTGTATACCTATTTTTTCTTGGTAAGAATATCATCCCCAAAAGAAGGTGGTACTATATTAAAAAATAATTCCTTTTGATGAGATTTCAATTTATTGTAATTCATGCTCTCCCAATCTGTTGGATCTAACAAAATAAACATTTTTTTTCTATATGCTTCAACTTTTTCAGACACGTATTCAAAAAATACTTTAGGATGAATAATATTTTTTTGTGATTTAACTTTTTCGTTAAACTTTTTGAATATATGTTTAAAGAATTTTGTTTTTAATTTATACTCTTTATATAACCAAATATCTAATTCATGTAAGTTTGGGGTCATCCAATCTTTATCATCAATATTACTCTTAAGGGTATCGTATAGAAATGTTAGTGGGAGATTAAGACCTTTTGCTGCTTTCAAATGTTTTTTTACGTACGATTTTATATCTGCGATTTTGTAATCTTGGGAAATCTGAGTGGCAAATTTTAGATAATCATTAGCAGCAATCACAGCATCATTTATGTCACCATCCATCATTTTTTTATTAGTATTCACTTGTTTCAGTTTTATTTTCAATTCTATTGGCATGGCTTCTTTTTCATATAATAGTTTATGCTTATCTATAATACTCTTAACATAGTCATAACTTAATTGTATAGAACCTGTGGAATCTGAACTAATTAAACTCATCAATTCCTTCTTTTTTTTAGATTTAGATTTTCTTTTCGGTTTTCCACCAATCATTTTTTTAGAGTTTTTTGTCCTTTTCCAACCCATCATTCTTTTAGAACTATATTTATGATACATTGTTAATATAGTAGAAAAAAAAAAATAAGTTAACTATTATTAAATTTATGTATTTTATAAAATTGAATTGAAGATTTTACAGATTGTATAAGTACAATACAAAATGAATACCAAAATGATTACTTACCTTACTCTTTGTTCTATGGTTTTGCCATCAATGGCGAAATTTGGGTTCCCAAAAAATGTGAATTTTCATACTAAAATTTATAATACGTCGAATTGTTCGATGACGCCTTTTAAAAATTATAGTCTTCCACACATGTGTTTTAAAACAAATATTGTAGATGGCTATCCAGAATGTTGTCATGATTTGTTTAATGATATTAGTGTATTTCCAAATTCAACAATTGGTCAATGTATCAAAACAAATATGACATTTACAAATCGAACTGGTGTAAAATATGATTGTAATTTGACTAATTTCAAACAACTTAGTATGGAAGAAACCTTTTCATATGTTGGAATTATCTTGACATTCTTGCTAGCAGTTACTTTTATTATGAGTTGTGGTTGGTGTTTGTGTGGTGGTTCAAGAAAAAAATATAACCGCATTTAATTTCAATCGCTTTTAAACCAATTATTCCATAAAGTTAGCCATGTATGTAATTCATCGTCAGTATAATTTCCATATTCATATATTACTAGTTCATCCATATATTCAGCAGTCATTAATATATTTTTGTTTTTTATCTTTAAATATTTTATTTTTTACTACAACAGTTCTTTGTTTTATTTTCTTTTTGGATATTATTCTTTTCAGTATCGCTTCTCAAAGTCATTCTTTTGGGTTGTGTAATTTTAATTTCTGGAGTTGGCTGGTTTATATCATCTTCTACAATACCAAGACACATACATTGTGCCCAACCATCCCATTGATGTCCACAATACTCACATGTAACAAGTTCATCATCAACTAAATGATTGAATTCTTGGATATCAAATGTTTTTTCATGAATATAGGTAATTTCAGTTTTTTTTTCCATACTTTATGATTGTATTATTTTTTTTATAATATTTATATTCAATTTTATATATGTAATCTAATTATATAGAATGGATGGACAAGAATTATATAATTTTAGAAGTAATTGTGAAGAGTTGGGAATATGTTGTCATAAGAATGTAAACCGTATTTTAGAATTGATGGTTAAATATCCTACTATATCTGGACATTTACAAGAATATGTAAAAAATTGTTTGAATATGGAAAAAATGTGCACATATTTATGTGACTGTTGCTGTAATTGCGATTATGTTACGATACATATGTTGAATGAATACGATGTAAAATGTAAAATAATGTTAGATATATGTACTAAATTAATTAAACAGTTATCTAAAAAAGATAGTGTATATATTAGATGTGATATTTTAAGTAAATTATGTAGAAAAAAACAATCAAAAAAATCTAAAAAAAAATAATTATTTAATATGTTAATTTTAATATGTTAATTTAAATCTATTTAAACTAATTTTTAAATATAATATACACTAAATATGTATCGTTATATATTTAACAAAGTTAGAGCCATAGTTCCAAAAATATCCGACACAGAATTAATAGCACTAAGAACTGGAAACAGTCATTTAGATCGGTCTATATTTGAAGGTAAATATAGAATACCTGATAAATTAGAAACACACGATACTAAATTTGATGAAAGTCGTATTACACATTTATTAAATACATATGGTAATCATAGAGTTTATCCATCTCACGATACACAGCAAATATTTAATGTGTTAGGGAAAAATAAATTTTTTTCGTATTTAATACCAGAAAAATATGGTGGTATAAAATTATCGGTTCGCGAATTATCGAATATATTAACAAAAATATCATCTAAAAATCTTGGATTAGGTGTATCTGTTATGGTTCCTAATTCGTTAGGTCCATCAGAATTATTGATTAATTATGGAACAAATGAGCAAAAACTAAAGTATTTACCAGGATTAGCAGACGGGTCATTTATTCCATGTTTTGGATTAACTGGACCGAATAATGGATCAGATGCGTTAGGACAAATAGATAGTGGCGTTGTTAAACAAAAAAATGGGGAAATTATTGTAGAAGCCTCATTAAATAAACGCTATATTACATTAGCACCAGTATCTAATTTAATTGGATTAGCTATAAAATTAGATGATCCTGATGGATTATTGGTCGATGGTCATCCAGGTATTACAGTATTTTTATTAGAAAAAGACCATCCTAATTTAAAATTAGAAACACATCATAATCCATTGAATATTGGCTTTCCAAATGGTTCTATAAAAGGTGATATCGAACTTGGGTTGCATCAAATAATTGGTGGGGAAGGAGAGGCTGGAAATGGATGGAAAATGTTAATGGAATGTTTGGCTGCTGGACGTGGTATATGTTTGCCAGCAACAGCAAATGCTTCTGCTAAAGTATGTACCTATAATATATTTAATTATATTAAACATCGAAAACAATTCAATATTCCATTAATTAAAATGGAAGGTGTTTCTAACAAATTTTCAGATATGATTTACAATACATGGTTAATCCAAACTAGTATAGCAATGACAAATGATATATTAGATCAAAATAATAAACCGCCTGTTATTTCAGCAATCATGAAACAACAAACAACAGAACGTGCTAGAGCAGTTGTAAATGAAGCGGTTGATATTCATGCTGGTAGTGCCATATGTTTGGGACCAAATAACTTTAGTCATAAATTTTATCAAGGGATTCCAGTAGGTATTACAGTTGAAGGTAGCAATACATTAACTAAAAATCTGATAATATTTGGCCAAGGATTGAATAAAAGTCACCCACATATTTACAATATATATGATAGTATTGTTAATGACGATATAAAATCATTTAAATCTCATTTTAATAAGATGATTAAACATTCTATTACATTATTTGGAAAAAGCATTCGTCCATTTACAAAAGATAATTTACATCAACAAACAATCGATTTTGCCCATTTATCTAATATAGTGGCTTTATTAGGTGGTCAAATAAAAAGTAATCAAAGTTTGTCAGGAGATATGGCTGATATACTGTCTAATATTTATTTAGGTTATTCATTAGTATGGTATCAAGATAATTATAAAGTAAGTGATATGCTAACAAACTATTGCTTAAAAAGATTGTTATATGAAAATTCTATATTGTTTAATAGAGTTATCGATAATTATCCAAATACATCATTGAAACCATTTATAAAACATATGAAACGGTCACAATGTAGTATTGATTATAATGAAAATCGAATATTAATGAATGAACTTTTAGAAAATAAAACTATCATGCATCATATTAAAGAAAATATTTATTTGGATGAAGCAGCATTAGATTTAGAAAGATTAGATAATTTAGATTCAACCAGCGATGACTATAAAGAATTACTATCAAAATGTGTTAGTGTAGGTGAATATCCAAATTAATTTATTTTCTTATGTATAAATATGAATCCCATAAAAAAGAGAAAACCACCTTCAAAGGGAAGTGTATCATATAAAAAAAAAATGAATGATACTAAACAATTAAACCCAACAAAAAAAAAGAGAAAACCACCTTCAAAGGGAAGTGTATCATATAAAAAAAAAATGAATGATACTAAACAATTAAACCCAACAAAAAAAAAGAGNAAACNAAAAGAGAAAACCATCA